TTGTTATGAGGGGTCGTATTGTGTTAACATATGAACAAGCGATAATTATTATTTTCTTAATAATTCTTATAGCTTATTTAGACTAATGTGGTATTGTCCCGACAAATATAAAAAAATAATCCCTAATTTAAATGAAGAATTTCTTGATTTAAAAGGAGAACTTCCTGACCGTCAAGCTAAAATAAGTTTGGCTAAATTCATGCGATCTAACTTAGGGTTTACTACAGAACTTCTCTCAGGCATTAAGCTTGCCTTATATCAAGAGATAACACTAAAAGCTTTTTTCAATCGTAACTTTAGCATGTGCGTATGGGGTCGTGGATGTGGTAAGAGTTTCATCGCGGCTGTATATTGTTTTTTGCAATGTATCTTCGAGCCTAAAACTAAGATACTAATTGCTGGACCTACCTTTCGTACCGCTAGATTTATATTCAATAACTTGGAAAAAATAGTCGAATCGAAAGAGGCGCAAATGCTAGCTCATGCTTTTGGCGCTAAATCTAAACGTAACGACCAGTTTGAGTGGAAAATAAACGATGGAACAATTACTGCGATACCCTTGAGCGGTGAAAAGATTCGTGGTTTTCGCGCTAATATATTAGTACTTGATGAATTTTTACTTCTGCCAGAAGAAACTATCAAAACAGTTTTGATGCCTTTTTTGGTTGCTCCTCAGGATATGGCCGAAAGAATTAAAATCAGAGAGATGGAAGACACTCTGATAAAACAAGGGAAGATGCAAGAAAAAGACAGGGTACAGTTTGAAAATAATTCAAAAATGATAGCTCTTTCCTCTGCTAGTTTCAGTTTTGAAAACTTGTATAAAACTTACAAGGAGTGGATGAATAATATATACTCTGAAGACATACAACAATCTAATTATTTTATTTCCCAAATGGCTTTTGACTCGATCCCTTCCGATATGATAGATAGCACTGTCATTGAGGAGGCTCAATCAGGGGGGTCATCTAATTCTTCTTTTCAACGAGAATATTGCGCTCAATTTACTGATGGAAGCGATAGTTATTTCAGCGCCAAGAAAATGCACGATTGTACTATCCCCGATGGAGAGAAACAGCATTCTTTAGTAAAGGGAGAGCCCGATAAAAGTTATATTTTAGCTATAGACCCTAGTTTTAGTAATAGCCCTAGCTCAGACTATTTTGCAATGTCTGTATTAGAATTAGATGATGAAAAAAATAATGAGTCAACATTAGTTCATAGTTATGCTGTCGCAGGGGGAGACCTTAAGGATCACATAAAATATCTCCACTACTTAGTAACTCATTTTAATATAATTTTGTTAATAATAGATAATGCTGGATATCAATTCATCGACAGCGCTAATGAGGCAGAACTCTTTAGGGACTCCAAGATTAATTTAAAATTCTTTGATTTTAACAGCGATAAGAAAGGAAACGACTATCAAAAAGTCCTACTAAACGCTAAACGCCAGTATAATAAAAAAGAAGGAACTATTTGCTTTAAACAGCTTTTTTCAACCACTTTCTTGCGTGAAGCTAACGAATATCTTCAAGCGTCAATCGATCATAAAAGAATTTGGTTTGGTTCTCGTACCGCTGCCTGTGGCAGTTTTTTTGATAAAGTTTCGGCTCAAGCCGTTCCATTAAAGCTTATGCCTTATGAGAATAAAGGGGACTTGATAGAGTTTCAAGACGATATGATTTATCAAACTAAAAAACAATGCGCGTTAGTCGAGGTGAAAACCACAGCTAAAGGGGTGCAGACTTTTGATCTTCCCCAGCACCTCAAAAGAAGTACTTCCGCCAATCGAGCCCGTAAGGATAATTACACTACTTTAATGTTAGGAAATTGGGCAGTTAAATGCTATAATGACATTAAAAATACTAAGCAAGAGCAAATTAATCATACATTTACTCCCAGAATGCTTGGTTAAGTGTAAATTTAAAGTAAATTATGGCAGTAAGGAAGAAAACGGAACAAGGGTCGGAACCTCTTATGGCAATGCATGAAGCCAGAGCTTCTCAGACAAGGACGCGTCGAAATGCGGCTGCGGATATTCCGCGTACTGACAGGTTTAGGAATATAGAAAACGGTATGATCCCGTTCAAATATTCTCATGGAGTAGCTAACAACTCCAATATAGATGTAAGGGATACTATAATCCTATGTCAAAAGGCTTATTATAACTTTTCAGTTTTTAGAAACACAATCGATCTAATGACAGAATTCTCTATCAGCGATCTTTATTATACAGGAGGGAGTAAAAAATCTAGGGAATTCTTTGAGACTTTATTTAAAAAAATAAACATAGATGATTTGCAGAGCCGTTTTTTCAGGGAGTATTATAGGTCGGGAAATGTTTTCATTTATCGTTTTAACGCGAAAATGGAAAAATCTGATGTTTTTAAGATAAATCAGACCTTTGGCATATCTCAAGCTTCAGAAGATCTAGAAATACCATCTAAATACATAATACTTAATCCTTCGGATATCCAACTGCAAGGAAGCATCTCTTTCAGTACTGGTGTTTATTATAAAGTTGTAACAGATTACGAGCTGCAAAGATTAAGGCATCCACAAACAGAAGAAGATAGGGAGGTGTTTGATAATCTTCCGGAGCAGACCAAGAAGCTGATTGAAGATACTAAAAATGTAGGAATGGCAGCGGTTACTATCCCCTTGGATACTGATAAGTTGGTAGCTGTTTTCTACAAGAAGCAAGATTATGAGCCTTTTGCTGTTCCAATGGGATACCCTGTGCTTGAAGACATCAACTGGAAACAGGAGATGAAACAAATGGACATGGCTGTAGCCAGAACCACTAATCAAGCTATTTTGCTTGTCACTATGGGAGCCAAGCCTGAAGAAGGAGGGGTAAATCAGAAAAACTTGATGGCAATGCAAAAGCTTTTCGAGAATGAGTCTGTAGGACGTGTCTTGATTTCAGATTATACTACAGATGCTAAATTTGTAATTCCAGATATTGGCAATATTCTTGATCCTAAAAAATATGACGTAGTCAATCAGGATATCCAAATGGGCCTTAACAACATATTACTCAGTGACGAAAAATTTGCTAATACCAGTATTAAAGTTCAGGTCTTTATGGAAAGGCTTAAACAGGGGAGGCGCGTATTTCTTGAGAATTTCTTAATGCCTGAAATAAGACGGATATCTAAGGAGCTCGGGTTCAAAAACTATCCCACTGCTCATTTTGAGGATGTGGACCTAAGAGATACTTCGGTTTATTCTCGAATTTATAGCAGGTTAATTGAACTAGGCGTATTAACTGCTGAAGAAGGAATGCAGGCTATAGAATCAGGCAGATTCCCTACTCCTGACGAATCTGTTGAATCTCAAAAGAAATTTAAAGATCTAAAAAACGAAGGGCTTTACTCTCCTTTGATAGGAGGGGCAAAAGGAGCTAATATGACAGGTAGGCCTAACGGAGCGACAGGACCAAAAGAGACTGATACTAAAACTCCAGTTGGGACTAAAGCTTCTATGAACTTTAGCTTATCTAAAATTCAAGAGAACTTAAATCTGTCAGATAAGTTGAATATAGAAGTAGAGGCTTCATTGAGGCAGCTTCATAGCAGAAAAAGATTAAGTAAGCAACAGAAAGAGGTAGCGCGAGAAATAACTAATATTGTTATAGCTAACGAAGATCCTGAGAATTGGTTGGCCAAAGCAGGAAGGTATGCGGCCGAACCTACCGACAGGAATCACGAAAGGGTTAAGAAGATTCAAGATGTTGCTTTAGAGCATCAAGTGGACGACTTTTTAGCAGGGATACTATACTCAAGTGTTTATGAAGGGGATAAGTAATGGCAAGGCCAACTGTAATTTACAATTCTCAGGCCTTGTTTGTAGGGCCTGCGCCGGAAAGCGGATATAATTTTTTTAATTATAATGGAGGACCCGCTGTCAACGATGATTCGTCTCTTGTCCAAAAGATAAACCGGTTAAACCCCATAGACAGACTGCAATCTGTTAGTTATTCTATTAATGTCCCGCACACTGATGTAACTCAGTTAAATCAAAGAAGAGTTGTAGATCGGCCAATAATAAATTACCCTACTGTAGATCTTTCTTTCGATTATCTTTTATGTGGAACTAAAAATGAAGCCAGATTAGGACTTAATGTAAATTATCCTTTGTATACTTTTCCTTTTAGCGGAGAGTCGTATTATACCCAAAATCAATCTGTTTCTTTGCTAAGCGGTTTTTTTGAGAAGAATAAATCCGCTACAGATCAGAAGGTATGGGAACAGTATCCAGTAAATCAGTACAGAGACTGTAGAAATATTTACGTAGTTGTAAACCAAGACAGTAACGATATAAATAAGTTCTATTTTAAAGAAGATTTTAGTAATCCTGACACTTACCAATCTATAGACCCTA